ACCAATCCGACAGGGGAGAGAGCAAATGCAAGCTCTGGCTTGGGACGAACAACAGTAAATCGTCGCCATCGCACAAGATATCGTGCTCAACAATGCCACGCTCACGGCAAAACAGCTCTGCTAAACAGACAGAAATGATGCAATTACCGAGACTGGTGTTCTGGTCCCCAGAGCACCTCATTGCACCTATGTTTGCCTTGACAGTGCCATCGAAGCACCTTGCAACACCGTAGTTGGCCAGCTGACATCTTAACAGAGACAACAGAAGGCGGTCACCGGCAAAAATCCCGGCATAGACACTATGCTCGAACCGCAGGAGTGTGCGCCCAATTGTCTGGTCAAATCGAGAGGCGTCCAGGCCTATACAGACCCAGCCAGCCCGCAATTTGTCCACTATCAATTGGGCCTTGCCCTCCTGCGTGAGACCCTTGGCGATGACCGCAGTGTCTGAACCAACCACGGAGCGCAGTGCGTCAAATATCTTGTGTTCAACGGCGACGGTATACCGTCCCAATAAGTAGTTGAACCTAGGATCACGAGGCGAAATGATCCTGGGCACCTGCTGCTTATCCCACACAGTGTTTTCATACTTTGTGAAAAAGCCCAGCTGAGCAAGCTGTCCCAGAGTGCGCGGCTCATCCAGCAATTGCCTCCGTGCATTCGCATACAGTACTCGCTTGGAACCGGACCTGGAATCCACAAAAGCGGAACCGGTCAATCGGCTGCAAACCCCGACTGTAGAAATGACCTCATTGGCCAAGCTGGACAAATCATCGCAACTCCGTGAGCAAGTGGGCTTGAGTGTACCACGGTCGTCAAGGTAATACACCCTTTCTTTCAAGCCCGAAACTACATTTTGGATGGTCTTACCGAAAGGTACCACCTCCTTCAAAGTCATCAAATGGCGCACCCGGTAATGCGCACCCGTGCGATACCGCAGAGGAAGCCAAGTCCTCACCACCATCCCCGGTGCCAGGGGAGCCCTGCTAACATAGACTGTGGGCTTGACTTTCTCGCGGCAGCACTATACCCCCGTGCTACCACCAATCCTGCCAACCGACCTCATCAGGGCCTCCTCCTCACGAACTCTCAACTGAGAGTCCAGCACAACAAACACTGCCAAAACCATAGCGTCTATGTGCTGCGTTATATGGGAGGCCCTCATACCATGTGAGGTCATCGCTCTCACCATGTAAGCTTTCGCCAGCGCCTTGTTATAAGGCGTGGCCTCTCGGTGGTTGTAGTGGAGGCGGGCATCGGCAACGACATCGGACAGATACGGTCCGCTGACGCCTGCCCCGTCGAAGGGTTTGTGGACGTACTTCTTCTTCTTGGTAACGCGCACCGCAACTCCTTCGTCGACACCGGCCTCAGTCACGGTCTCGCTGACCAAAATGTCGGCCTGCTCGCCTTCCTCACAATCGCGCACCCCTGGCACGTAATGTGCAGACGACGCGACGAATTCCTCGTACTTGCTGACACATCGGGATATTCTGGCGGATTGCCACCAGTTCCACAAAGTCTGCCGGTAGTATACCGCCACACCGACGCCAGCAGCCGCAACCAAACAGGCCCCGAACGGAACAGCCTTGCTTGGGGCACGCGCCACAATCTTAGGGGCCACAGTCAGACCCACCGCACCAAGCAGTGTGTCCCGCGCGACCGACAACACCTCACTCGCACTTTCCATGATCACGACTAGGCTGCGAAACACCCTCGTGTTGACTGATCGGAAGGTCGCGCACAGAAGTGGACGACCTAACCCGGCGAAGCGCTATGATCTCTGGGGAGAAAAGCGC